GGGTCAGACTTTACCCGTCCATTGTCCGTGGAGGGCAGACTTATGCTAAATGGTGAAGTGACGATGATATGGGATAATGAACCAAGAAATAAAGAAATCTGTAAACAGATGGAGAATTCTTTGAATGGGGGTAGAGGACTTGTTATCTGGCCCGATTCAATAAAACACAAAGATATTAACGATATGATTGTAGCAGGATATTCACAATCACAAGTCCAACAAATAATAAAAGATAACACCTTTATTGGAGTAGCCGCTCGGTTGAGGTTTGCAGAATGGAGAAAAATCAATGTCTAATAACCACCTACCCACATCATACCAAGAATTTATACACTTATCGAGATACTCAAGGTGGTTGCCAAATGAAGAACGAAGAGAAACATGGAACGAAACAGTTACAAGGTATTTTGATTTTTTCACAGAACATCTAAAAGATACGCACAATTTTAAGTTTACAAATACATTACGAAAAGAATTAGAGACTGCAATTTTGGGCCTAAAAGTGATGCCATCTATGCGTTGCCTTATGACTGCTGGTGAAGCATTAAAACGTGAAAATATTGCAGGGTATAACTGCTCATATGTCGCTGTAAATCGTGTTCATGCGTTTGATGAGATTTTGTATGTTCTTATGAACGGCACAGGTGTGGGGTTTAGTGTAGAAGCTCAACATGTTACACAATTGCCCCATATTGCAGATGAATTTCATCATACTGACACTACTATTGTGATTGCAGACTCTAAACTGGGGTGGGCAAAAGGACTTAAAGAGCTTGTTGGTATGTTGTATATTGGTCAGATTCCTTGTTGGGATTTGTCCAAAGTACGTCCTGCGGGAGCCCCCCTCAAAACATTTGGTGGCAGAGCATCTGGCCCAGAACCACTAGAGTCTTTATTTAACTTTGCGGTTAATATTTTCCAAAATGCAGCAGGTCGTAAATTATCCTCTATTGAGTGCCATGACCTTGTTTGTAAGATTGCAGAGGTAGTTGTAGTAGGGGGTGTAAGGAGAAGTGCGCTTATAAGTCTCTCTGACCTCTCTGATGATAGGATGCGTAACGCTAAGACAGGTCAGTGGTGGAATACAGAACCACAGCGATCCCTTGCAAACAATAGTGCATGTTATACAGAAAAACCAGACATTGGTACGTTTATGGATGAATGGAAAGCCCTCTTTGATTCTAAATCTGGTGAGCGTGGCGTATTTAATCGTGAAAGTGCAGTTAAACAGGCTGGAGTAAATGGTCGTAGAGATATAGAACATGAGTTTGGTACAAATCCTTGTTCTGAGATTATCCTAAGAAGCCGAGAGTTTTGTAATCTGTCAGAAGTTGTGGTACGTCCAGATGATACGAAGGAGTCTCTTTTGGAGAAGGTTCGCCTTGCAACGATTCTAGGTACAATTCAATCCACTCTTATAAACTTCAAATATGTATCTTCTGTATGGAAAAACAATTGCGAAGAAGAGAGACTTCTGGGTGTTTCTCTCACTGGCATTATGGATAATCCTCTCCTTAACGGCACTGAACATCAGGAGGTATTGACTGATTTATTGCAAGATTTAAGGGATGAAGCAATCAAAACAAACAAGGACTTTGCAAAAAAGATAGGAATCAACCAAAGTGTCGCTATAACGTGTGTTAAACCCTCTGGGACAGTCTCTCAGTTGGTTGATGCTGCATCTGGTATCCATGCAAGGCATAATCCTTACTATATAAGAACTGTGCGTGGAGACAAGAAAGACCCCCTCACAAAAATGATGACAGATGCAGGGTTTCCTGTAGAAGATGACGTTATGAATCCAAGCCACACAGCAGTATTTTCCTTTCCTATGAAATGTAATGGTACGTCCGTGTTTCGTACAGATATGAGTGCGATTGATCAATTAGAATTATGGAAAATATATCAAGAAAATTGGTGTGAACACAAGCCGTCTGTAACTATCTCTGTAAAGGAGAGCGAATGGTTAAGTGTTGGTTCATGGGTATATGATAATTTTGATATGATGAGTGGCGTAAGCTTTCTCCCATTTGCAGAACATACATATAAACAAGCACCATATCAAGATTGTTCAGAAGAAGAATACGAGGTTCTTGTTGATAAAATGCCGAAGAATGTGGTGTGGAATAAATTATCAGAATATGAAAAAAGTGATATGACAATAGGGGCACAAGAATTAGCTTGTGCAAGTGGGTTCTGTGAAATCCAGTAATGAAAATTATTGTATGCGATTCCTGCGAGGCGGAATATAAAATAAAACATAACATGAACGAAATGTATTACGTTATGCAATATTGTACTTTCTGTGGCGAGGATCTTTCCGATGAACTTGAAGATGATATAGAGGAGTGGAATGAAAACCAGTAGTGCTAACAAATGGTAGAAATTTTTATTCATGATAGAGAAGGAACACCCTATAAATCCTTTACTGTCGATGACGATATAGAATTTCTTGAAGGCAGGGTTTCCAAAGGAAAAAGGGGTTACTATAAAGGCACAGGTGTTCCTTATAAAGACCATTCCATATATGAATTAACCGATGAATATGAATATCTCGGTGAAACAGGCGTTTTTTACTTAGGCCAAAAAGTAAGTAAAAAATGTTTTCAAGGAAAGTTCGGTGTATTTGAAGAACTTTATCAACCATTCTTTCCAGATCATATAGGTGCTTGTAGTGGTAAAGAAGGACCAATAGTTTTAAACTCTATAAAATTTGGTTTATCTTCTGTTGAGGTATACGATTGTATACCAATTGATAAAGAAACAGAACAATATTATTATATTGTTGATTATAAATGTAAACGAAAAAAATATTTAGAGGAAGGTTCTCCTTATAAACTAAGAGCTTTAATAGATTATATGTTATGCAATGATTGGAATTCCCTCTGGGATAAAAATGCTATTAATGATGTTACAGCAGATGGCAGAATTTCTGATGTAGCAGATTTATTTGAATCTTCTGAGCTTAAACATAAATTAGGTACTGTTTATTCACACTTGTATAGTTTAGGTAAGACGAATAAACGAAAGTATAAAGAATTTTTGGATATAAATGAATTACAACACCCTGATCATCTTGGCGATTTTTGGTACATTTATAATTCTATTTACCTTTTAAATGAGAATGGTATAAGTACTTCAGAATTGTTTCCACATTCAGATATAATGGATAATTATAAACACACAGTTACTAATTATTTAATGGATGGTAGAAATACTGCATATTGTTCTTGTTTTGCTTATATAGATCAGGGCAATAAAGTTATGAAAGAATATAAAGAAAGAGTAAATTGGCAATGAAAACAAGCTCAGCAAAACAAAAAGGTCGTAAGTTTCAGCAATGGGTTCGTGACCAACTTATAGAACAATTGGATGTTCATCCAGAAGATATTGAATCAAGAAGTATGGGTTCTCAGGGTGAAGACCTTATCATGGCTCGAGCTGCAAGAGAGAAATTTCCGTATTCAATAGAATGTAAGAATCAAGAAAGTCTGAACATATGGAAAGCATACGAACAGGCGACTGAAAATTCTGGTAACTATGAACCTATCGTTTTTATTAAACGCAATAACCAAAAACCTTTAGTGGTTGTTGATGCTGAATATTTTGTGAGATTACATGATGACGAATTGGTGGATTAAAGAATATAAGAAATACCATGCAGAGAAGGATACCAACTACCCCGGCGACAATTTAAAACCACAATTACATCATATAAAGGATTTAGTGCAAGATACTAAGGCAAAAACTCTCCTTGATTATGGTTGTGGTAAGGGATTGCAGTATACAGAATGGAGACACCATGAAGAGTTAGGTGTTATGCCATCCCTCTATGACCCTGCTGTACCAAAATATGAGAACCTACCAGACGGCCCTTTCGATGGGGTATATTCTACAGATGTGCTAGAACATATACCAAAAGAACAATTACCAGAAACCTTTGAACAAATATTTTCCAGAGCAGACAAATTTGTGTTTTTGTCGATATGCACTAAACCAGCTATCGCAATACTTCCTAGTGGGGAAAACGCACATTGTACTGTAGAGCCTATAGAATTTTGGGTTTCTATGATTGAGAAATATACACCCAAAAAGGTATATACACACGTAAAAACATACGGCAATTGTAATGGTTATGAAATTCTCAACGAAGATATGTATTTGGAGTGGTTTATTGAAAATCTTGAATAGAGTTAAAAAGGGTATTGACAAAGCCCCCCTTTTAGTATATTATGATACTATGGATGAATAAAACGGACAAATTGTGATAAATAATATTATGGATATTTCAATTACTTTAACATTATCAATAACCATTCTAATGGCATCATGCTATTATATTGGTCGATTTCTTGCATTAAGATATGCATCAGAAGTGTTTCCAGAATTTATGTTAAATTTACTGGAAAAAGAGGGCTTTATTGTCACTGAAACTGATGAAGATGGAGATAAAGAACTGATTCAAGTTTCTTCAGTGGTGGCCGAGGCGTTACGTGGCCTCCCCAAAAATGCCAAATCTAAATTTTAAAATAATAACTGCTACATTTCTGCTCATGTCATCTACTGCATTTGCAACATCTCCCTGTGATTATACGGCAGATAATACCGTAGAATATCAAGGAAGCATAGAAAGTGTTAGATCGGTTAAAAAAGAAGTTTGGAAGGTAAATCCTGACTTTGAGGATATACGAAAATGTGTGATATCATTAGATGCTCAAATTAATGGTAAATGGTATCCAACAAAAGGTGAATATATGTTTGGGCCTGACATGTCAGAAACCAAAGCGTGTTCTTTTGCAGAAAATAGAGCAAAAGTTAATATTATAAGAAAAATGCTCCCCGAAAAATTAACAGGCAAAAAAAATCTTAAATGTGTATTGACAAATACACACCGAAAGTGTAGTATTATAAATGGAAGCGTATATATGAAGACGAATATTGGTAGAGTCAAAATTCCGGCTCGCCTCAAATCAAAAGGATGTGAAAAAATATGAAATATATTATGATAATGGTTCTTGTATTAGGGCTATCTGCTTGTGGAAGCACTGTCGTTGGTGTCGGTAAAGACATTCAAAGATGGGGTGAAAATTGGAATGATTCTTCTACAGAAAAGGTTCCTGTAGAGAAGGTTCCTGTGAAGAAAGAAACTAAATGATGTTTAAATTTTTTATTGGAGCTGTATTTGGTATGGTGTTGACAGTATTTTATCCTGACATTGTTCCTATAGTTAAAAATCTATTTCTAGACAGTGGTGCTAGAGATATTGCGGTTGAAACATTAAAGGAGATTAAATGATGAACGCAAAATTACTAGCAGGGGTGTCTATCCTTGCTCTAACTCTTGGTGCGTGTAGTGCCAAACAACCAGAATCCTTAGTTGATACTCCCGAAATTAGGTATAAGACTGCTAAGGTAGAAGCTGCAGTTGCACAAATTCCTAAGTGGTATAAAGAAATGCCAGAGGAAAAAAATGCAATCTTTACTGTAGGCGCTGCAACGGCCCCTGACCTTCAACTTGCGGTTGATATTGCTACTTTGAATGGTAAGGTTGTTCTTGCTGACCGTATTAACGGTAAGCTAAAAGCGATGACCAAATCATGGATTGCAAAATTTGGCCAATCTGATGTTGATTCCCGTGTTTTAACAGAGATTGAAAAGGTTGCAAAGAACGTCATTGCAAATGTTGATGTTGCTGGTTATAACCCAGTTGAGATTGAAGTGTTTCCTGCTGGTACACAGTATCGTGCTTTTGTTCTGTTAAAATATTCAGACAAAGAAGCATCAAAAATTATTATGAATCGGTTACGCAAAGACCGTATGGTTTATTCACGGCTTCGTTCCACAAAAGCGTGGGAAGAGCTCGAAAGAGAAGTTGAAAAATCAGAAAAAAAGGATGAAAGTGAGTCACTTCAAAATCTTGAAAAGATTATTAAACCAAAGGTGACTGATGAAAAAACTACTACTTAGTTTTACTGTAGTTTTCTCTCTAAGTGGATGTTTGATGTCACCAGGCACCAACTCCACTCTTGGCTGTAATCCTATAACTGGATGTTCAGAAAGAAACCATTATCATCAATCAGTACGTAAAGCAAATATAGGCGCAGCCGCAATAGGTTTGGCGGGTGCTGTTGCGGGTGCATCAACTGGTGATCCTTTTATCACCGCAGCCGGAGCTCTTGGTGGGATGGTTTTAGGTTATAGTATTGGTGATGCTATGGATAAGGTTGATGAAATTTATGCAACCATTAATCTTAGAAATGCACTTAATAATAACCCTGATGGTGCGTATAGTGTATATACAAATCCAAATAAACGTGTGGCTGTCGCTGCAGCGCCAACTTCGACAAATGGTAATTGTAGAACTTTTGAGAATGTTCAAACAGTTGAGAACACTCAAAAGAGAGTTACCGGCACGGCTTGTAAAATTAACGGCGAATGGATTTTAAAGGAGTTAAACGGATGATATTTTTGACTATACTTGGTGGTATTGTTGTAGCAAATCTTGTTGTTGGTAGTGTAATATTAATGGTACAATAGATTTATCAGGGGGTATAGCTCAGTAGGGAGAGCAATAGCTTTGCAAGCTATAGGTCGTGGGTTCGATTCCCTCTGCCTCCACCAGAAAGGAAATGAAAATGGCGATTGAACCACGTTGGACAACTGGTGAGGAATTTCAAGATGATATTACTCACTTAGGTAATCACCTATCTCTTGACCAAACAGGGTATTGGTTTTGGGATGAAACAGAATCATGGGCCTTTGGGCCTTTTTTAACACAAGAAGAAACAAAACTTGCTCTTGATGAATATTTTAAAAGTTTAAATGCAACTGATGAAGATATTCTGGCTGCACGACAAGAAAATGATGATGAAGAATATAAGTTTGGAGTTGATGAATGAGTGAACATTTTAAATTCACAGGAGTTACAGTTCGTAATAATAACGTTGACAAAGCACTCAAAGTTTTAAAAAAGAAACTGACGGAAGAGGGATTATTCAACGAACTTAGAGAACGTGAATATTATATGACCCGTGGAGCAAAACGCAGAAGGGCCAATGCGGCTGCTAAACGCCGACAAAAACGGACATTAGAAAAAAGAATGAGAGAAGAAGGTTATTGAACCAGATGTCAGAAGATAATAATATTATTGAAGGTCCGTGGCCGGATTCAATTGTTAATTTAGAGGAAGAAGGCAAATCGCCAGAAACACAGCGACTTAAAACAGAGTGGCTTATGCGACATGCTGAAGAGTTTACACAAAATTTAATTGTTCAAATGATACATTCCATGAGTGAACATGGCATTGATATATCCGAAAAAAGTTTTGTTCGTGATACTGCAATCATAATTGAATTTGTTAATGGTGTTATATATAGAGATATGGGTTTACCCCATCACACACATGGTTTTGTAGAAACTTTTGTTGAGGTTTATATTAATGATGAAAATAATATAGAAACAGATATTAATATTGATTTTATGGAAGAGTGTATTGCTGCAATTAAAGAAGAAATGGATGATGACCCAGAACCAGCTTGAGATAGAATATGATATTAGTTGATATGAATCAAATATCAGTTGCATCTGTAATGATGCATCTGAACATGACCAAACAAACCAAACCAGATGAGAGTATGGTTCGCCATATGATCTTAAATTCTCTGAGAATGTATCGCACACGATTTGTTGAAGATTATGGTGAGCTTGTTTTGTGTTATGATTCCAAACATTATTGGCGTAAGGACTATTATCCCGAATATAAATATAGTCGTAAAAAAACTAGAGACACATCAAAGCATGATTGGGATGCAATCTTTGAAGTTCTTAACGTAATTAAGGATGAATTGAAAGAGGTTTTTCCTTATAAACACCTTGAGGTTTATGGTGCAGAGGCTGATGATATAATCGCTGCATTGTGTTTTGAGCTTGAGTTTGATAATGGTAAAACGTTAATACTCTCTGGTGATAAGGATTTTATACAATTACAGAAATTTAGTAATGTATATCAATACAGCCCAATTACTAAAAAGTTTATTAATGGTACTGACCCTGATGATTATCTAAACGAGCATGTAATGAAGGGAGACAGCAGTGACGGCATCCCTAATGTGTTCTCACCAGATAATACTTTTGTAGATGGGCTACGACAGAAACCATTAAGTAAGAAAAAAATAGCAACTTTGATTGAAGGTGTTTTCCCAAACGATGAGGTCAAACGTAATTATCAACGAAACAAAAAATTGATTGACCTAACCCAATCACCAAATGAACTTTTTCTTGAGTGTCTACAAGAATATCGTAAAGCACCAGATGGTGATCGTAGTAAACTGTTTAACTATTTTATACAAAAGAGGTTAAAAAACCTCACTGAATCGATAGGAGATTTCTGATGATTAATACATACACCCCAAGTTTTTCTGAGATTTTTGAGAAGCTTGGTAAAATCAAAACTAAGAAAGATAAGGTTGCATACCTAAAAGAATGGAACACTGATGCTCTTCGCATGGTAGTGAAGGCTTCATTTGATCCAAACATTGAGTGGTTACTTCCAGAAGGTAGTGTTCCATTTGAACCTAATGATGCGCCTGAGGGTACAGAACATACTACCCTACAGATGGAAGCGAGACAACTGTACCGATTTATAAAAGGTGGCGACAACACTATCTCTCAAAATAAACGAGAAATGATGTTTGTTCAAATATTAGAGGGCCTACAAGAAAAAGAAGCACATGTATTGGTTGCAGCAAAAGACAAAAGACTCCACCAAGTATATAAAGGACTCTCTAAAAATGTTGTGATGGAAGCCTTTGATTGGGACGAAAATTATATGATTATAGGGGATAGGTATCCTCAAGCTCCTGGGCCTGCTGCAGGGTAATAATTTTTAATGAATGCTTTTGTTTCTACAGTTGTAGCAGGGGTTATGATGATATCTCCTGTTATTAACGGCCCACCAACAAAAATAGATAAGTCAGTTGAGTGTCTTGCGTTAAATATGTATTATGAGGCAAGAAACCAAGGGATAGCAGGATTAGTAGCGGTTACTGCTGTGGTTCTTAATAGGGTTGATGATTCTAGATTTCCTAACACAATATGTGGAGTTGTTTATCAGGGCCCAACTAGAGAAAGCTGGAAAACCCGAAAGATAAAAACCTTACCCCCAGAAGAACGTAAATATTATCCTATAAAAAATCGCTGCCAATTCTCTTGGTATTGTGATGGAAAAAGTGATGTGCCAAAGGATAAAACTACTTACAATAAATTTTTAAGTTTAGCCGAAGTTATCATAAATAATGATATACCATTTTTAGACATAACAGATGGTGCTACTTTTTATCATGCTGATTATATATCGCCTGCATGGGCAAAAACTAAAATTAGAACTATAGAGATAGAGGATCATATTTTTTATAGGTGGAAAGAATGAGTTATTACAGGAATCCTATTAATATATAAATAAGTAAAAGGGGGTAATGATATGGTAAGAGAGGGTTATTGGGATTTTATGGGCAGAAAACTGCGTGAAGAAGGTCCCAAAACAACCAAAATTGATATGGAAGGCTTATTAAAACGAGATATTACAGAAATGCAAAAAACTGTGCATTTTTTACAAACTAGGGTCCGTGATTTAACGGAGATTGCTGCTATGAGAGAAGATCGAACCAGTTACATAGTAAGACGCACAAGAGAAGAACGCACCAAACCACTCCTAGATACTTCCAACGGGGATTTAGAAGGTGAAAATATGTTATTAAGAATTGAAATCCAGCAGTTACAAGAACAATTGCAAAATTCCTATAAACGGATTGCAGAACTTTCGGCAACCGTTTTTAAAAAACGGATTGCAGAACTAAGAAACTCAAAACCCAAACAATTAGAATTTAATTTATAATGCCGACATACACATTTTTTAACGAAACTACAGGTATAGAGTGGGATGAATTTCTAACTATATCCGAAAGAGATAAGTTTTTAACAAAAAACCCTCAAGTCAAGCAAAGAATTCAGCCTGTCGCAATTGCCGGTGACCATTTAATGGGTGTAGGACCTAAAGTAGATGCTGGTTTTCAAGAGAACATGCAGCGTATTGCGGCAGCTCACCCAAACTCACCCATGTCAGAAAGATGGGGTGGTAATACAATGTCTCATAAAGAAATTAAAACTCGCAGAGTTATTGAAAAACATGCAAAGAAAGTTGCTAGAGATGGATTTTCAGCAAATAAGGGGTCAACTCTTGCAAATAAATAATATGGTGCAAGCGAGACATAAAACTTCAGCAAGGGACGCACTGCGTCTATGCAAGCTGAGAAGTCAATCCGCTTATGCACCTAGAGAGAGGGAAGCACCCCCTGCTTTCCCCTCTCACTTTAATTTTATGAACTAAAGAGAAGAATAATGGCATCGAAGAAAAATAAAGAAATCAATCACAACAACTTAACCACTGTTAAGCCTATTGGTGATAATCAGAAGGAAGTTTTTAGCACTTGGAAAAAGGGAAAGAACCAATTTCTGTTTGGTGCTGCTGGTACAGGTAAAACCTTTATATCATTATATCTTGCACTGAATGATGTGTTTGACTTAAAGAAGCCTTATGATAAAGTGGTGTTGGTTCGTTCCCTTATACCCACAAGAGAGATAGGTTTTCTGCCAGGTGATGAGGAAGATAAGGCTGCTCTCTATCAAGTACCATATCAGAACATGGTACAATTTATGTTTGAGTTGCCAAATGAACAACAATTTAACACTCTATATGACAAGTTAAAGGGACAAGGCAGCTTATTCTTTTTATCAACTTCTTTTCTAAGGGGGCTGACATTTGACAACAGCATCATTATAGTAGATGAGTGTCAGAATTTAAATTTTCACGAATTGGATACGATTATCACAAGGGTTGGTCAAGACTCAAAGATTGTATTTTGTGGAGACTTTGATCAGACTGATTTATTAAAACAAAACGAAAGGAACGGGCTTCATAACTTTTTAAGAATTTTAAATGAAATGGAAGAGTTTAATTGTGTAGAATTTACTTTGGGTGATATAGTTCGCTCTGGTTTTGTTCGTAGTTATCTTATTAATAAAATCAAATTGGGCATTGGGGTAGAATAATGGACATAGAACAACTTAGATACGAATTGTCAAAAGATGAGGGCTGTATACATGAGGTATACCTTGATCATCTTGGTTATCCCACTTTTGGAATCGGCCATCTTATCAAAGATAGTGATCCCGAATATGGTTGCGAAGTTGGTACAGCCATTAGTGAAGATAGAGTTATTTCTGCATTTGAGAATGACGTAAAAACAGTCCTAAGTGATTGTGAAAAACTCTATCCGTTGACATTTGGAAACTTACCAGAAGAAGTCCAGCTGATCATTGCAAATATGATGTTTAATATGGGATATACAAGGTTGAGTAAGTTTAAAGGCATGAAAAAAGGGGTTCATTCTCACGATTGGGATGCAGCCGCAGATGAAATGGTTGATTCTAGATGGTATCGACAAGTTACCAACAGAGCAGAAAGACTCGTTGAAAGAATGAGAAGTGTATGAAATCTTGGGAATACACCCAAAAACAATGGGATAGAGAAATAGGGTGGGGCAAGGTTCCACCAGAATATGTATATGATAAAGATAAGGTGAAAAATTATGACGTTCAATCACAAAACAGTGAAACTACCAGAACTAACGACAGAGACAATAAACAGAAAGAGATACTACGTAACTCCAGAGGGGAATAAGTACCCCTCTATAACTACTGTTTTGTCCATTCGCAAAAAAGAAGGTTTGCTTGAATGGAGAAAACGTGTAGGTAACGATGTTGCAAATCATGTTGCCCGTACCGCTGCGGCCAGGGGTACTAAAGTCCACCATATGTGTGAAGACTATCTCAACAATGAACATGATAGCTTTGAAAAACACAAGAAAGATTTTCTTCCTTGGTGCTTATTCACACAACTGCAGCCGTTTTTAGATAATAATATAAATGTTATTTACACCCAAGAGGCGAAACTTTATAGTGATAAATATAAGGTAGCGGGTAGAGTTGACTGTATTGCAGAGTACAATGGTGTACTCTCTATTATAGATTTTAAGACCTCAACTAAAGAACGCAATGACGAATGGAACGAAAATTACTATATCCAAGGTTCTGCATATGCAGAAATGTTTGAAGAAAGAACAGGGATTGAAATCAATCAAGTTATTATTCTTGTAGTAACAGAGGATGGTACTGTTCAAGAGTTTATTAAGGATAAAAGTTCATTTCTTCCAATGTTGTCAGAAAGTGTTACTGAATGGAATAAAGGAAATGAAATACCTATTGCTGTTGACGATGATGTTTCTGTTGGTAGCGTGTCAAACCACACCAATTGAACCAGAATCACATATACAGGCTTCAAATAAGGAAACACAATCCCCAGAACAATCAACAGATGCCTTGCCGATTCTTATATTATCAATACCACAAGTTTGTTTTTTAAGTGGAAGAATTGATAAAATTCTTAATAAATTTAATGAAAAAATTGTTATGACATGGGTAGTTGATAATGAAGACAAGGAAACAGAACGCCGTGCTTTGGGAATGTTAACAACAAATGACAAAACAAAAACCCTGACTGTAGCATATACAGCAAGGATAGTTAACAATGCAACAGGGGAAGCTCACTCCAGACTTTGTGTTGCAATGACAGGTATAAATATGACACATAATAACAAAGAAGTTAAAATTCTATATAATAAATAACACAGTAATTTAGATAGGAGAATAATATATGTTTAAACGACTATTAGTATTGGTTGCACTTGCAGCTAGTATAAATTTTCACCCTGTTATGGCAGAAAGCTAAAAACAGAAACGGAAGCACCTGTAAAGAAGATTACAGAAATGCTTTACCCTACGGTAATGATTGATGTAACAGGTAAAGGTGTTGGTTCTGGTACAGTAATTTTTAGTAATAATAGAAGCCATAAATCTTGGAAAGATGAGGGTGTTTGGACACTTGTTATAACCAATCACCATGTCGTTGAAGAAGCTATCAGCATTGGTGAAGAATTTGATCCTAAAAAGGGCAAATCAGTAAAGGTCGAGACTCGCAGACCACTACATATCCGTTTGTGGGATTATAACGATTATAGTACAGCTGTAGGAACCACAGGTCGTGTAGCACGTATTGTTGGATGGGATAAACAAGGCGATCTTGCTTTACTGCGTTTGGATGATAAAGAACGTGTAATAAAAAATGTCGCACAACTCTGGGCAGAACATACCGGCGGGCCATACCTATTTCAGACAGTATGGGCAATCGGTAGTGGTATGGGCAATCCCCCCTATCCGACTCAGGGACTATTAAGTGGTATTAGTGGTAAAGATCGTACTGGTCGATCCTTATACCTATCAAGCTCACCTATTATCTTTGGTAATAGTGGCGGTTCTCTCTGGGCCTATAGTAAGAAACGAGATAAGTATGAACTGATTGGTATTCCATCAATGGTTGGCGCTTATGGTTGGGGAAGTATTATACCTCACATCGCTTGGTCTAGACCTATTTCTGAGATTCGTTCATTTTTGAGAGAAAATGGGTTTGGATTTGTCCTTGGTGATAAAGATACTCCGAAGCCAGAGGAAAAAGAAGAAAAAGAAGAAAAGGGGAGTTGACAATACCATTATAATATGTTATAAATATAATACAACTCAATGATATGGATTGAAAGACGTACAGGACATGGGTGCAATTCCCATTGCCTCCACCAAAAGGAGATTAGTGTGGAAAAAGAAGTTATGAGGGGCCAATCAGATGCTGAAGACCCCCTTAGTACGAGAGGCCGGTAGGTGGATGCTTAAAGCCTACATGGTTTGGTCTATTTGTGCTGATCTTTTTCTTATAGGTGGAATAATTTATCTAGTCTTTTTTTGATGGGGGCAAATTAGGTTCGACTGGCGTGCAATAGAGAAGTGGAGAATTGTCGGGTGACTCCGTTATTGGTCAAATACGTAAATGCAAATGATAATTTTTTTGCAGCAGACAATGTAGTTTATGCAAACTTCGGCTTGCAGAAGGCTGCTGTCTCTTACGAGGATTACGCCCTTGCGGCTTAATCTCATAGAGTTCGGTGATACTTAGTAACAGAAATCACCAAAGGAGTTTTGGTAGTTTCTCCTGCAAAAACTACCACTTTAAAGGATAAAACGAATTTATCCTAATTTGTCATGATAAGGAGATAATTGATTATGACTACCACTACCCAGACCGCTAAGGTCGCAAATGCACTCTCTAATGGTGCAGAACTTACCGCAAAACAGATTACATCACGTTATGGTGTTAAAAATGTTCGTGCGGTTATCAGCCAGCTTCGTTCAGAAGGTTATGCAATCTTTTTGAATAAGCGAGTGAGTTCTTTTGACGGAGAAACATATTCTAAGTACCGTCTTGGAACCCCTACACGGGCAACCGTGGCAGCTGGTTATGCCGCACTACGGGCTGCGTAACAGAATATAAGGTTTGGGGTTTCCTTATATAAAATATAACAACCCCATTTTTACACACACAGACACAAGGAGAAGAAAAATGTCCGAAGGTAAAAACCCATACGAACTACGATTCGATGTTCTTTCAATGGCGAAAGAAATGATGGATCGTCAATATGATTTAGCAGTAGATGCTACACATATGGCAATGGAAAAGTTTAGTAATGCTACAACTGATCCAAAAGAATTTTTTAAGGAGTATGCACCAAAAATGTATCAGCCTAAAGAAGTTCTTAAAACTGCTGAGGAATTATACACTTTTGTTTCTGAAAAGAAATAGTGTATGATACTTTGTACTTGATAACAAGTATGATTTTATAACCGAAAGGAGTCTGCGTGGATTTAGAGGCCTCTTAAAAGCAACCATTTATTCTCTTCGGCCTGGAGAACGCAGGGATTGTTCCCTAATAGACACGCCGGGGGCCACGGTTAGCCCCCACACTTTAAATAGGACTAAAATGAGTCTAAATACACCAAAAACATTTTCTTTAGAAATTGAACGTATTGCTTTAGAAAAAAATATAACACATATGGAAGCTGTACTTGATTATTGTTATCGAGAGGGCATTGAACCAGATACCGTTAACAGATTAATATCCAAAAGTCTTAAAGAAAAAATTGAAGCAAACGCTCGAGACTTGAACTTTTTACCAAGACAGGCACAACTGCCTATTTGAAAATGGAACCCATAGACATCTATTTGATGTATTGTGCAATGAAAGCACACTTTACTAGCGATAGTTATGACTACTTTAAATATGAGGGCAAAACTCGTATTAAAAGAGAATCATTTTTTAAACGTAAGGACAAGTTTTTCTTTGTTCGTTTATCCCGCAAATATAAAGAGTATGATGATATTAAAAATTATCTAATCTCTAACTTTATCAAAAACCCAACAGGATATGTTGCAACCTTTGATGATAAACATTTTGAGGAATGGACAGATAAAAGAGCAGACTTCTATAATATATTTTCATATGAAATGTCACCACTGGTAGAAGACTTTGAGCCACTATTTGTCGTTAAAAATAATAATCACCCCAAACTATTAACAGAATATTTAGGCAAACGCATATCACTAGAAACTCTTGTGATTTTAAACAAACTCGTTAAATTTAGTAAAAAATGGGATAAAGAAATGGTGGGTGATTATGTGTGGCAAGACACTAAAAAACTTTTAAAAAATTACGAAGGGTTCTTGACAATTGATACAAAACAGTATAGAATGAAATTATTGAAACTTATAGAGGAGTCCAGTTAATGAAGCCGAGAAAAGAAGGGTTTTATCTTCATAAAATTGAAACGCTTGAAAATGACATAAAGGTGTTACAATTTGATAATGCAGAATTGGTTGTAAAAAACCAAGAATTGAGAGAACGGGTTGAAAGTCTTGCAACTCGCCAACCAACTTGGCCGAAAGGGTATCGTCCACAACGGCGACATACTCCAAAGAAAAATTGGACAAATAATAGATGAAAACCCCTTTACTTGTTTTCCTGACAGTTCTACTGATTACGAGTAGTGCAATTAGTGGAGAATTGTCGGGCGAAAAGGTATTTAAAAAGAAATGTAAGTCATGCCATTCTCTAACAAAAAAGAAAATGGGCCCACCGTTGGGTGACATATGGGACAAGAAAGCAGGATCGCAGAAGGGGTATAGATACTCAAAGGCGATGAAACGTTCTAAGGTGATATGGACTGATGAAACTCTCGATTCGTTCTTAGCAAACCCTAAAAAATATATAAAGGGAACCAAAATGAAAATTCGTGGACTAAAACCCAACCACAGATCAGCAATCATAGAATATTTGAAACCTGATTCCGAAGAGGAAGATGATTGTTAAAGGAAAGAATTGTTTGCCACGGTAGCTCAGGGGTAGAGCAGGGCTTTTGTAAAGCTCAGGCCGTGGGTTCAAATCCTACCCGTGGCACCACTTAAAATATTATGACCGTAAATTTAATATCATATTCATCACCAAATGCAATCTTCAACCTACCCCCGGAAGTAGGTTTGAACCCTAATGTTAATCCACAAGAGCTTATTGCATATTGTGCTCGTGTATCTAATCCTTCCAATCAACACAACCCAAAAACCAGTAAAAAACTAATTGAATATTTAATCAAACATAAACATTGGAGTCCTCTAGAGATGGTAAGTGTTTGTCTTGAAATTGAAACTACCAGAGATATCGGCCGTCAAATTTTACGCCACCGTTCTTTTTCTTTCCAAGAGTTTTCCCAAAGATATGCTGATCCTACTCAAGATATGGAATTTGTGACAAGAGAAGCAAGACTCCAAGATGAAAAAAATCGACAGAACAGTATTGAGGTTGTTGATGAAGAACTTTCAGCATCATGGATGACACAACAAGAAGAAGTTATTAGAAAGTCAAAAGAAGCATATGAATGGGCAATTAACAATGGTATCGCAAAGGAACAGGCCCGTGCAGTTCTTCCAGAAGGACTTACTATGTCTCGTATGTATATGAACGGAACATTGCGTTCATGGGTGCATTATATTGAACTACGCACGGGTGAAGAAACACAGAAAGAACACAGAGCAATTGCAAGAGAATGTGCGTATGCAATAACACCCATTTTCCCTCTTATTGCAGACTTTACAAAAAAGGTTGATGATGAATAAGGCACTGATTATAGGGAACGGAGAATCACGGTCTTGGTACAATCCCTCTAAATGTACTATTGGTGACAAAAGTGTTATCACTTGGGGATGTAATGCAATCTACCGTGATGGTCCAGTTGATAACATTGTTGCAATGGACTATGC